TATATTGCTGCTAATCCGGGCTTTCCGGTGCATTAGACAGTCCCGGCTGACGACATACAGACTAATGCGCCTAACTTGTATGTAAGGAAAAATTATGGCACGTACTACGTTTCAAGGCCCAGTTCGTTCATTGGGCGGTATCTATCAACAAGGCCCCGCCTCTGTTGTTGAAATTACAACCAGCACCACACTAAGCCCAGAAGCTCACGGCGGTCGTATCATTTCTGTCGGTGGCTCTTTGGCCGCTGCACTCACATTGACGCTCCCCGCAATCAATGTTTCGACCAACCCGACCACGTCTGGCCCCGGTCAAGACCCCAATACACTGAACAACGAAGGCGTTGTCTACACCATCTGGGTGCCTACAACTATCTCTACTAGCTCGTTGAAAATAGGTGTTACCGCTGCTTCTGGTGACTTGTACGTTGGCGCTGTAATGTCTATTGATTCAGACACATCTGGTGCTGTGGTTGCTTTCTCTGCTAACGGCTCTTCCAATGACTTCATCAACTTGAACGGTACAACTACCGGCGGCGTTGCTGGCACATGGGTTCAGATTGTGGCGATTGCTGCTGACAAGTACATGGTGACTGGGAATGTTATTGGTTCCGGCACTGTCGCTACACCGTTTGCAGACTCTTAATTGATCTTGGGGGCTTCGGCCCTCGCATTACAGGAGATTGATTATGGGTATGCAAACCGACGTTAAATCGCAACACGGTGGAGTTTCTGGCTTGATGGTTCCGTACCGTACTCGCCTTAAAGGAGCGGTTGTTTTTCCGTTTTCTGGTGCTACTGAGTACACTGTTTTGGTGGACGATCAAAGCATAAGCGGAACTTACGCAAGGGCCACCACAACAGCGACAATTACAGCAACTAATCACGGCTTGAAGGCGGGCGATTGGGTTTATTTGGACTGGGATTTGGCGGATAACCCGTACCAAGTTCAAACAGCGTCCACTGCAAATACGTTTACTGTTACTGTCGCCAATTCTGGCGCAGCCAGCGGAAATGTGACTGTGTGGAATGATGTGCTGCTGCAACTAGACGCATCAAATCAAACTGGGTACAGCGTACCAATTCCCGGAGAAGGCGTCCTTGCTCATAACGGCATACGCCTTTTCTTGGGAGCCAACACACATATCACGGTGTTTTATGGCTAAGAAAACCCCATCCCTTGCGGTAGGTCGCGGCGAGAAGCTGCCGGTCTCTAAGGGGGCTGGACTGACTGCCAAAGGCCGTGCTAAGTACAATGCAGCCACAGGATCAAACCTCAAAGCGCCACAGCCACAAGGCGGTGCTCGTAAGAAGTCATTCTGTGCTCGTATGTCTGGTATGCCCGGCCCGATGAAAGATGAAAAAGGCAAGCCTACCCGTAAGGCTGCTTCGCTAGCAAGATGGAAGTGCTGAAATGACCGAAATTACATTGACAGACCGCGAAGAAGCCATCGCCAGAAAAGCGGCGAAGCTGGCTATTGAAGAGATGTCTGGCGAGTTCTATAAAAAAGTTGGTAAGACCGTTATAGAAAAAGCGTTGATCTGGATTGGTATGTTGATTGTCGGCTTTGTGCTTGGCAAGGGCTGGATCGTTAAGGTTTAATATGCCAAGTAGCTCTAAAAAGCAACACAATTTCATGGCCGCGATAGCCCACTCGCCATCGTTTGCCAAAAAAGTAGGCGTCCCACAGTCTGTCGGAAAAGACTTTAACGACGCTGACAAAGGAAAAAGGATGAAAGCTAATCCAATGAACCCAAAGAATCCGCCTAGCGCTGCTAAGGCTATCAAAATCCCTAAGAGCAGCGGTAACCGTGCCGATCTCCAAAAGGTAAACAGACCCAAAACCAACCAAGGCTCTACGGAGCTTTTCAAGAAAGGCGGCGATACTATGGCTTCTAAAAAACTCCCTCCATTTATGGGTAAAGAGACTAAGGCTGAAGAAGCTAAAGAGATGAAGATCAAGGCTGTTAGCCCCAAGATGTACCAAAAAGGCGAAAAGGCTGAGGGCATCCACAAAATGGCTAAAGGTGGCATGCCTGCCGCTCTAGCTAAACACGCAGCTAAACCTGCTTCCAAAGCTCACGCTGGCCTCAAAGCCGGTGGTATGACCAAGATGGGCTCTGTTAAAACTAATTCCAAGCCTGATGGCATTGCCCAGCGTGGAATGACCAAAGGCACTCAAGTCACCATGAAGAAAGGTGGGAAGTGCTAATGGCTAAATCAGAATTTGGTTCCGCGTTTGCTGCTGCTCGTAAAGCAGGAGATAAAACTTTTGAGTTCAACGGCAAAAAATACACTACCGAGACGGCTGACGAATCTGGGGCGGCAAAAAAAGCTACCCGTGATTCGGGTATGCGCAAACAAAGCGATATGATTTCTGCTCTCAAAAGCGCAGAAAGAAACGCACCCGCAGAAACTTCTGCTATGGCGCGGCAAAAAATGGCAGACGCTACTAAAACAGCGGTTGATAAATACAAAAACGCAGATTCTGAAGAGTCAATGCGCGGCTACAAGGCTCGTTACACTCCATCGGCGTTGGCCCCACGAACTTCACAAGGTTCGGTTCCGCTTAATAGCTCACTTTCTATGGACGAAGAAGGTATGAAACGTGGTGGAAAAGTCAAGAAGATGGCTTCTGGCGGTATGGCCTCTAAACGCGGCGACGGTATTGCCACCAAAGGTAAAACTCGTGGGAAGATGTGCTAATCATGGCTGATGTCAAATACCCCAAAGACGTCCCAGTGGACGAACCCGTAGCCAAGCCAAAGCAGTCAAAAGCTAAGATGTACCCTGACTCAGTTCCCGTGGACGAGCCAGTCGTAAAAAAAGCCAAGGGTGGGTCCATCCGTGGCGGCGGTATCGAGTCCCGTGGCAAGACCAAGGGTAAGATGATTACCATGTGCAGTGGCGGCATGTCTAGGGGCAAGAAGTGATTGCCAGTCGCGGCATGGGGGCTATTAACCCCTCCAAGATGCCCAAAGGCAAGACGATCACCCGTAAGGATGACCCGAATAAGGTCGAAATGTACGCTGCTGGTGGTAAGGTTGGACTGTACGCAAATATCAATGCAAAGCGTAAGCGCGGGGATAAAATGCGAAAACCGGGCGCTAAAGGTGCTCCTACCGCTCAGGCGTTTATTGACTCAGCAAAAACTGCAAAGAAATAATCATGGCAAGTTCTGGAACCTCAGCGTTTAATCTAGACCTTACCGAATTGGTAGAGGAGGCGTTTGAACGTGCTGGTTCTGAACTCCGCTCGGGGTACGACCTGAAGACAGCCCGCCGGTCACTTAACTTACTGTTTGCAGATTGGGCTAATCGTGGCGTAAACATGTGGACGTTTGAGCAGGGGACAATTACCTTGACTCCGGGCCTATCCACTTATGCCCTACCCGCGGACACTGTGGACCTTTTAGAGCACGTTATACGTACTGGAGCAGGCAGTGCCTCAACACAGGCTGACCTAACAATCACACGTATTAGTGTGTCTACCTACGCTACGATCCCTAACAAACTTCAGCAAGCTCGCCCCATTCAGATTTGGATACAGCGGCTTGACGGTGAGCGGTCAGCTATCGGTACAGTTTTGACGAGCGCAATCACAGCTACGGATACTACGATTACTGTGGCTACTACAGTAGGTCTGGCTACATCTGGCTTTGTAATAATTGAGTCAGAGATCATTTACTACGGTTCTGTCGAAGGCAACCAACTTTTATATTGCTACCGTGGGCAGGCTAACACCACTGCGGCATCGCACATCAATGGAACCCCCGTATACGCGCAGAACCTACCCTGCGTGACGGTATGGCCTACCCCAGACAACACTACTACATATCAACTAGTCTATTACCGCATGCGTCGTATTGACGATGCAGGTGGTGGTGTAAACACAATGGATGTACCGTTCCGGTTCTTACCCTGCATGGTGGCAGGTTTGGCCTATTACTTGGCTTTAAAGGTCCCTAACGGGGCAATGCGGCTGGACATCCTTAAAGCACAGTACGACGAAGCATGGCAGCTTGCTGCAACAGAAGACAGGGAGACAGCGGCGTTGCGGTTTGTCCCACGTCAGATGTTTATCAACTAAGTTATGGGCAATAGATTCGCGTCTGGCAAAAATAGCATCGCCGAGTGCGACCGCTGCGGGCAACGGTATAAACTGAAGCAGCTAAAGAAAGAGATTATCAAGCTCAAGGAGTACAACCTTTTGGTGTGTCCTGAGTGTTGGGACCCAGATCAGCCGCAGTTGCAGTTGGGTATGTTTCCAGTAGATGATCCACAGGCCGTGCGTAACCCGCGTAATGACACGACTTATGTTACATCGGGCACAAACACAAGTGGGTACCCTTCGGGGGGCTCTAGAGATATTCAGTGGGGTTGGTACCCGGTAGGTGGGGCATCATTTTTTGACGTTGCGTTGACACCAAATTACTTGGTTGCAACGACGAATGTTGGTATAGTTAGTATTACGGTTTCATAGGAGATAATCATGGCATTTACGAAATCCGCAGACGGTATTGTTTCAAAAGGCAAGACCAAAGGCAAAAATCTTGGCGATAGTGGCCCCACATCTAGCGCTATGCACGGCGGCAAAGGTGGTAAAGGCGGCAAGACCAATGAAGATATGCTGAAGCTAGGCCGTGGTCTGGCTAAAGTAGCTAACCAAAAGCGAGGCTAATATGGCAACACAAAGCATGAAACGCATGGGCAAAGAAGTTGGCCCTGCCAGCCTTTACGCTAAACCTCACACTATGTCGGGCAAGAGTGTAACCGTAGCTGAGAACCCCGGCAAAGGACCTAACCATAGCAAGTTAGATACCTACAATGCGAGCATTGGTGCTATTAGCAAGTCTGCCGGTAATCAGCCAACTAAGACTGACGGTATCAAAATCCGTGGTACTGGTGCGGCTACTAAAGGTGTCATGGCTCGGGGCCCAATGGCATGAACTACGCTGCTCTAGTTACTGCGATCTCTGATTACACGGAGAACACATTCCCAACTGCGGATATGAATACGTTCATAAAGCAGGCAGAGCAGCGCATTTACAACACCATTCAGTTCCCATTCCTGCGTAAAAACGTAACAGGGACGATTACAGCCAACAACAAGTACTTATCGTGCCCTGAAGATTACCTTTCGTCCTACTCTTTAGCGGTAATTGATGCTGCTGGGGCGTACTCGTTTTTACTTAACAAGGATGTCAACTTCATTCGTGAAGCGTATCCACAGCCAACTGACACAGCTACCCCTAAGTACTACGCCTTGTTTGGCCCAACAGTTACTAGCTCCACAATAAGTAATGAGCTTTCGTTCATTCTTGGCCCAACGCCGGATGCTACGTATTCTGCAGAGCTTCACTATTACTACTACCCAGAGTCCATTACCACTGCGTTAACCACTTGGTTAGGTGACAACTTTGACTCTGTGCTGCTTTACGGCGCGTTGGTAGAGGCGTATACCTACATGAAGGGCGAAGCCGACATGGTTGCACTGTACGATGGCAAGTACAAGGAAGCGTTAATGCTTGCTAAACGTCTGGGTGATGGCCTTGAGCGTAGCGATGCGTATCGTAGTGGTCAGTACCGCGCTGCGCCTTTACCCCAGAATAATGGGGTCATGTAATGATCGTCCAAACACAGACTACTTCATTTAAAGCAGAGGTGTACCAAGCGGTGCATAACCTGCTGACGGACACAATCAAGATCGCCCTGTACACAGCAGATGCTAATCTTAACGAAGATACCACGGTATACAGCACATCCAATGAGGTTGTAGCGTCAGGCTATACAGCGGGTGGTGAGATTATGACAGGGGTAACGCTTAACTCTTCTGGCTATACGGTCTACGTTAATTTTGCAAATGTTTCATGGTCAACATCAGTGACGGCACGGTGTGCCTTGATTTACAATGCCAGCCAAGGAAATAAGTCCATTGCGGTGTTGGATTTTGGGTCAGATAAGACATCTACCGGTACGTTCACCATTACAATGCCAGCCAATACAGCCACTTCTGCGTTAATTCGCAGTTCTAATTAGGAGCCACTATGCACAAAGAACAATCAGGTTTTGGCGACAATGCCGTAGCCACCCTGCAAGCTAATGCGTCCATCCCAGAGGGCATGGGCATTGAAGGCTACTACCACGTAGAGTGCCGTGACGCACAGGGTAATATCAAGTGGAACGAAGAGTTTCCTAACTTGGTCGTTGCTATTGGTAAGCAGTTGTTGCTGGACACTTTGCTCCGCACATCAGGAACTTACACCACCGTTGGGCCATTCCTTGGCCTGATTAACAACAGCACCACGTTTGCAGCAGCAGACACTATGGCTTCTAAGACATGGACTGAGTTGACTACCTACACTGTAGGCGGTTCAGCGGTTCGCGGTACAGCAGTATTTGCGGCGGCTAGTTCGTCTGGCTTAACTCCATCAAACGTGACTACGTCTACAGCCACAGCAATTACCTACACAATGACAGGTTCTGCTACTGTGTATGGTTGTTTCTTGGTGACAGGTACTGGCGCAGTCAGCACAATCTCTAGCACTGCGGGTACTTTGTACTCCGAAGGTAACTTCAGCACTGCCAAGACTGTTACTTCTGGCGACACCGTAACTGTTACCTACTCGACTACTGCGACTTCATAAGGGGTCTTAAATGGCTCTAGCCCTCAATGACCGGGTACAACAGACTGGCACAGCCAACACCACAGTAAGTTTTACGCTTACTGGCTCTGTCGCGGGCTTCCAGTCCTTCGCCGTGGTGGGCAACGGTAATACCACCTACTATTCTTCCTTTGACGCTACGGGCAATTGGGAGGTAGGGGTTGGTACATATTCAACGACTGGCCCAACGCTAACACGCACAACCATTCTGGCATCCAGCAATTCTGGGTCAGCGGTTACGTTCAGCGGTACGGTCAATGTCTTTGTAACCTATCCATCTAGCAAGTCTGTTAATTTAGACGCATCCGGTAACGTCAGTCCGTTGGGCACAATTGCTTCTGGTACTTGGCAAGGCACAACCGTAGGTGTGGCTTACGGCGGCACAGGTGTAACTTCTTCCTCTGGCGCTAACTCGGTAATGCTTAGAGACGCAAACCAGAACGTAGCAGTAAACCGTTTAAACCAATCCAACACAGCGGTAACAGCGGCAGGTGGCACAACGGCGTTAACTGCGGCTTCTAGTTACTCTCAAACATTGAACGGCACGGGCGGTCAGACCTATACGATGCCTGATGCGACTACTCTGACTACAGGTGTAGCGTTTGTGTTCAACAACAACGCAACTGGAACACTGATTCTCCAAGACTACGCGACTGGCTCTATTGGAACAATTACTTCCGGCGGCGCGGTTGAACTTGTATTGTTAGCAAACGGCACGGTTGCTGGCACATGGGACGTACACGGGTTTCTTCCAGAGAACGTGACTTGGGGCACTAACGCACTAAACCTTGGCTCTACGGTCATCACTAACGGCACTTGGAATGGCGGAACTATTACTAGTAATTACGGTGGTACAGGGTTAACAAGCTATGCCGTTGGTGACATTTCTTACTATGTTTCTGGCACTGCTCTGTCTAAATTGCCAATTGGGGCGAACGGGACTGTTTTGACTTCAAATGGTACGGCTCCGACATGGGTTGCAAGCTCCGCAGCCTCGATGGATGATGCGTACTATTTAGCTTTTATGATGGGATAAGAAATGGCTACCTACACCAACGTATCGTATGGGGTTAAGAACATAAGCACCAGCGGTTCAACCGTCACAACAGTTTCTTCTGGCACATTGGCTGTAGCCAGCCTTGTGGTGTCTAACACCTCTGTTTCCCCCATTACCTGTGACGTTTACATCACCCGTTCGGCGGTCAACTACTATTTAGTAGAGACAGCAACCGTCCCAGTTGGCGGATCGTTAGAGGTAATCCAAGGTAACAGAATTATTTTGCAGGCTTCAGATGTTTTGGTAGTACTCTCAAGCGCAGCTACATCAGCAGACGCTTGGGTATCAGGATTGACGGTGGTCTAAATGGCTTTTATAGGTAACACCAATACTACACAGGCGTTTACACCAGCCATTGATTATTTTAATGGTAATGCCTCTGCCACGTCATTCACGCTGTCTCGCCCAGTTGCGTCTGTGGCGCAGGTACAGGTAACTATTGATAACGTAGCCCAGAATCCTAGTTCTGCTTACACGGTCAGCGGTAACACAATCACATTTACCTCTGCTCCGTTGCTTGGGACTAACAACATCTACGTGTACTACACCAGCCCCATCACTCAGGTCATTGCGACAACTGCGGCTGAATTACCAATAGTAGCTACCCCAACCAATGTAACACCGGCTCAAGGGGCAACTTCCGTATACGACGGCATAGCCATGACGGGTACAGCGTACTATGCGTTGTATTCATACGCACAAAATAGCAGTCAGTGGCAAATATCTACAAGCCCAATTTTTACTACAACGGCTTACGATAGCGGCGACCAAGGCGCGGTAATTACTTTTACTAAACCGTTTGGTGGCATAAACACTAGCACTTTGTACTATTGGAGAGTACGGTATAGGAATGTTGTCACTAATGTTTGGTCAAACTGGTCATCCCCAACTTCGTTTACTACGGCTGCATCGTTTGATTATGTAGTGCAATACCTTACTGTTGCTGGCGGTGGCGGTGGCGGCGCTGGTCAAGGTGGTGTTGGGGCAGGGGGCGGCGGTGGTGCTGGTGGACTTAGGACTGCATCTGGTTTTTCTGTTTCGCCGGGTTCTGTTGTAACTGTTACTGTTGGTGCTGGTGGCGCAAACTCTACGGCGGGTAATAATTCTGTATTTTCAACCATTACTTCAACAGGAGGTGGGCGTGGAGGAGGCGCTTCTGGTGCAGCAACTACTGGTGGCTCTGGTGGCGGCGGTAGGGGTAATAGCGGGGCAGGAGCCGCAGGTACAGCCGGACAAGGTACTAGTGGAGCTTCATCAGGTGGTTCATATGGTGGTTGCGGTGGCGGCGGTGCTTCCGTTGCTGGTACAGCTAACAGCGGCTATTCTGGTGGAGCAGGGGGAAGCGGAACAGCTTCTTCCATAACAGGCTCTAGCGTAACTTACGGAGGTGGCGGTGGCGGCGCTGCTAATGATAATAATAGTGCTGGTGCTGCGGGTGCTGGTGGTGGAGGTGTTGGCGGCGTTAATACTGGAGCAGGCAATCCCGGAACTGCCAATACTGGCGGCGGTGGTGGCGGTGGAGGTCAGGGGGCAGGCGCAGGTGGCGCAGGTGGCGCAGGTGGCTCTGGTGTAGTCATCATCTCTGTACCCACTGCAAACTATTCTGGCATAACAACAGGCTCACCAACAGTGACAACAAGTGGCTCAAACACTATCTTGAAATTCACAGCCTCTGGCACTTACACAACATAAGGAAACACATATGGCACATTTTGCAAAAGTAGTAGACGGCATCGTTACACAAGTTATTGTTGCTGAACCTGAGTTCTTTCAAACATTTGTGGACTCAAGCCCCGGTGAGTGGTTTCAGACTTCATACAACACATACGGCGGTCAGCATCGTAACGGCGGTACTCCATTGCGTAAAAACTACGCTGGTATTGGCTACTCATAC